ATTTCGTTAAAATCTTTGCTGTAGCTAGAGCCTGGAGAAGGCAGCTAGGTATCCTAGCCCTCTTAACTGTCATGAATTCTGAATACCACACTGAATCATTTGAAAGCGAAATGCGAGACCAAAACGAAGAGTTGTTTAACTTGGGTAAGAGAGGGAAGAGTACTACACGAAGACGTAAAGACCGCGTCACGAGTGGCTTCATCAAAGAGGAAATTGATGAAGTGGCTGAAGTAGCTAAAGCAGTACGGAAATACGCGTACGAGCAGCTTCAGTCCCGTATAGGCAAACCAGGAGCCCCAGGGAAGAGGAGGGCTCCGTATTCGGGGGCGAGGTTGGGAGTCAACGTAGCGGAACACGCGATGTTGTTTTATCTTGCCGACCACCCCGAAAATTTTCCCTATGCTGACACAACCGTCGAAAAGTTGATCGTGATGTATTTGATCCTTTTCTCCCAGTTACGGTTGACCAGCATCGCCGATCGGATGGCGAAACAAGTCGCGGGTAAGTCGAACAGTTCCCAGAAGCATCCAGTTCGCCACGCGGTGTTACCGAAATCGGTCACAGAGGAACAAGTCATCTTGGCTTTTAAGCGTTTGGATTTTACCCGTGAAGAATGGGAAACATTCGACCCCAAGAAGAGATTCGAGCCTGTCGGCGTTTCCGCAGCCGACAAGGAGTCATACAGGATTCGCTCCGGTATATGGCGTGACCGATCTTTGCGTAACCCTCCTAAACAGGAACCCATGCAGACTATGGCCACGCCGTGGGAAGCGGCCGCTGCCGGAGATGGGCAATGGTGCACCGACCCCGAATCCTGGACCCCCGTTGTGGAAGATTACACGGGGATCTGGGATGACACCGAAGCGGTGGCGTTGGAATCGTTCGAAGACGTGCTGGTTTCTAGGATCGACGACCACGACAACTCAGTGCACCATCACGATGTACGCGAGATACAGATGGTCATGATTCAAACGCCTGGTAGGAGCAAGAAGCGTACTGTGCGTAAAGTTCTTGAAGCTTCTGATCACACGATGTCGATAGTCGAATTTCTGGATGTTATAGAACCTGAATTCGCCGGTGTGTTGATCATTCCATCCGTGCAGGTGTTTGTACACGCTTTGGACCAAACCTTCCTTTTCGACTTGCTTGTAGGTAGTATTATAACGCCTAAACCCGGTTCCATTGTGACGTTTAAGAATCGTCCCCTGGAGTTGTGCCACACGCTAGTAAAAGGCGACGAGCACGCTACCTTCAGCATACGAGGAGTGGGTATTGGCGGGAGACGCGGAAAGAAGAAGTCCGAGAATCCCGGGGGTCGTAAGAAGAAGCGCAACCAAGGTATAACTGGCAACGGGGCTTACAACATAAAGGAATTGAAGGCTGAGTTGAAGAACGTCGCCAAAGGAGCGGTCCGGACAGCTCTGTCTGGAGGTGGTCGAGCCCTTGGTTCCCACCTAGGTAACGTCGTCGGCAACCGCGAATGGGGTGCTGGTTTGGGAACTTTGGCCGGGGAGAAATTCGCGAGACTGATATTAGGTAAAGGGGATTACGAGATCAACAACGCCCCCGTTTCAAATTCTCTCATAAACCCTGGGCCCGTCCGTGGAGCGCCGCAGTTTGGGTCCAATGTAATAAGGCTCCGGCATCGCGAATACTTCTCAGACGTTTTATCAAGTTCCACGTTTACGCAGACTCGGTACATCGTGAATCCAGGGAACTACACTATGTTCCCTTTCGCGTCGCAGTTGGCCCGTAATTACGAGAAGTATAAGTTGAAAGGTGCGGTTATCACTTTCAACCCAGAGGTTTCGAATTACGTAGGTACCAGTTTGATGGGCAAAATTGTTTTGGCGTGTAACGAGAATCCGTTTTTACCAGATTATCGCAACATCTTGCAAATGGAGAACAGCAGTAACGCCATCGTCTTCAAGCCGGATTTGAGTGCGATTTATGGCATCGAATGCAAACGTACGACTATGGAAGAATATTACGTACGTCGCGACGATGTAGCGGTTCCAGCTGCAGCTATAGCACAATTCGATTTTGGCGAGTTTTACGTCGGTGTAGTGACACCAGGGTTCACTTCCGGGCAAGTCATTGGCGAGCTTTGGATAACTTATGACATAGAATTTTGCATGCCTAGGTTGTCCAGCACGTTATTTGGCTATTTGCACTTCTCCGGTTTTGGCGCCACCTCCACCACCACGAGCATGAACTTCACTCAGAACGATGCTTCCACACAAAGTGGAGCTTTAGCAGTTGCGACTATTAACAACACCGGTAACATAACTTTACCGTCGTTGCCTAAGGATGTGGCGTTTTCAGTTGTAGTAACATCGGCAACGACGCTCGCAGCCGCATCGTGGTACGCCGTGGGTTGTCCTTTGGCTTCGCAGTATAAGGACTTCGAGAGTGCAGCTGGAGTCTTGGACAATCAATTCGCGTATTCATCGCCTACAGGAGCGAATTTGTCTACGACGCAGATTTACATCGCCGATTTCATCACGACTTCAACTACACCTTGTGTGATTAACGTGGTGAGCAGTGCCGCGCAAGCTTACACGGCTTTGGACATCAAGGTCACCATCATCAACGGAACCGCGACTACGCCCATCCCAGGGTTTGGTTAGGGACCGCCGGTTGAAGGACCGGAGATCAAAACCTGTCATCGTTTCTGGGGGTGGATGAAGACTATGGTGAGGAGAACAGTAGAC